TAATATTGACTGTAGTGTTGTTAACTCTCTTGCTTGAACTGGAAAACCAGGTTTAAACAATACCTTATGATAATTTTTATTTTCATTAAAATCATCGAAATATGGAGAAACGTTTAAGTTAGTATTTTGTGGCATCTGATTAGAATTCGATTACGATTTTTACTTCTTCCTTTTGTGAAGTTGTCCTTGTGACTGGTGCTCTGTTATCAATATATATTATCTCACCAGAGAATTTTTTAATTTCTGGATTAGCAATCCCTTGAGTGAATGCATGACCTAAAGACTCACTTCTTTGACCAATAGTGATTGATTCAGCACTAAATGTTGTATCAACCTCTAAATTATCAACAGTTTGACCAGGTTGAATGTGAGTTGCACCAGTAATTGCAGTTGCCACTCCTACAAAATTACGAAGTTCATAACCATAAACAGATTGAGTTGAAAAACCAACTGGTTGATAATACCTCAAGACTCCAGTATTAGAATCCCAAGAAGCAACATACCCAATCGCAGTTCCAATACCAATAGTAGAATCATTTGAGTATTGAGTTATCTTTGTGTTCTTAGTATAAACAACATTAGATAATACCGTACTAGATCCACTAGGAACTTTTAATCTTAATGCACCTAAAGAAGTTGCAGTCCTCTTATTTAGAGTAGAGGTTCCACCAAACTCTAAAGGATCTTTAATTATTCCAACACGAGAAAAATCATTTCCAATGATATAATCTGCTTTATCATTAATATTATTATCAAATTTAGAATAAACCATAACTCTAAATCCACCCAATTCACGATATATGTCAGCACCATGTCCACCTTTTGGTGGTATTATGACTTCAAATTGAGGTTCATCAGTACCACCACCTACAGTCAATGTTTGTCCGTCTAAAGGTGAACCAGAATCAAATCTAACTGCTGCATAAGTATACTCTTTAGAATTAGTATCTGCTAATTTTATCTTTGTTACTACACCTTCAGCTACTGTAACTATTGCCTTACCATCAGATCCATCTCCAATTATAGGGACTGTTATAGTTTGTGTTCCTGAAGTTTGACCACCGATTGAAGCTGTTCCTGCTCTCTTTATTATAATAGATTCTAATTTACCATCAACTGCTGCATCCTTTATGGTAGCATTTGTTGTATCTCCCCATTTTTCTGGAAGAGGTATGTATGAAGATGTTACAAATTTGACAATATCAGCAGGTGCTATGGTGTAAAGATATTTCCATTGATAATCATCTGTATTTCCACTTTCATCTTGTTCGGGAACTGTTGTAGATGTATGTGTCGGTTCAACTTTAGATGTAGTTCCATTTGGACTCGTTGGAGTTGCACCATTATTAATACATAGATAAACTTTAAACTCAGAAGTTACAATATAATAATTTGAACCATATAAACCAGAAGTTGCAGTTTGAGGTGTTCTATTCGTGGCACTGTAATTATTCTTATACATCTCATAAACTGTTCCACTTTGCCAATCAATACGAGGTATGACTCTTCGAACATCACTAGAAGTAATTTGCTTCAAAAATAACATACTATCATGATATCTATTCTCTTGATTAAAATTATCTATTGGGTTGGGTGCTTCTGTTCCCCAAGTAAGATCACCATATCCAATCGCATCTGTAACATTAGTAGGATCTGGATGTCCTAAAAAAGTATAATAATTGTTTTTTCCAGTCGTGCCAATACCTACAAAACTGTCTACAAAAGTTTCTGCGTTTAATATTCGATATTGATCAGTGATTATTGCGGGCATTGATACTTACATTTTTGATTATTTATACCTGTTATGTATAACTTGTTTTTACGGGTAAAGTTTAATCGGAATATTCCGATTGAACAGCTAAAGTTCGAATTACTTGAGCTGAAGTTTCAATTCCAAGTACCCCATTTTGATTATAAAAAGTAAATGGTTTGGAATTGCTACCTCTAGAAACGTTAATTGAACCCCAACTATAAGTTCCAGATTTGAAATGAGTTGATAATCCTGCTGTATTTATTCCTGCAATTGAGTTAACATTTGCAAAAACTCTTGTTATAGAGGAACCAACTGATACATGGTGCTCCGCAAAGTAAACATTATCTAAGAAACTATTTCCAACACCAACAGTTTCTGGCCCTGAAGATGTAGTTTTTATTCCAGTAATACCATCTCCAATAAAGGTATTGTTAATTACGAAGTAATCACCAGTAGTTATTCCAGATCTTGTTATTTGGGTTCCTTCTGGACTTGCTGAGTATATTGTTGGATCTGGTTTAATTTCAAAGAATATAGCAGGCCCAGTAGTATTAATACCAGAAGCACTAGTTCCAACTCCAACTATAATTCCATAATCTCCTGAATAAGTAGCACCTTCAATCTTTTCAACGACTGCTGTTGTTCCCAAACCAACAATGTTTATAACATTTTTAGTTCCAGTTACATTATCAACTCCTTCAAATAACCAAGAATCTTTAATGTATATTTTACTATCGGTGGGAGATATTGATTTTATAATTCCTGATGTTGGATATATTTGTGGTTCTAAGTAATTTCTTTCTTTTGATATTCTTATACCGTCAATAATCATATCGTTTGTTTGCTTTCTCCACATTGTTGGTCTAGTAAAATTACTATCAGTCACTATTCCAACACCTGCATAAGTTGTTGTTTCTACAGTATCTGCTGCGATTAATTCATATATAACTCTATTATCTTGCTCAGAGATGTCGTCATAATGCTGTAATTTTAATTCGTCACCTGGTTTTATAGTTTCATCAACGTTGACTGCGATAAAATCGTCAGTAGAACCAGTATAGAAATACATTTTAAATTTGCTATCTGCTTTTGGAGCTTCTTTAAATGAAATTCTTGTTCCACCACCAAATTCATAGTCTCTGTCAGGTTTTTGTAAAACATCATTTATGAATATTAAAAAATTATTCTGTAATATAACTCCAGAACCTGGTTGAGCAACTATACTGTAATACTCTTTATTTGTTTCTGTACGAGTTATTAAGAAAGATTTTCTAAATCCATTAAATTGTTCACTAAAATCATCAAGTTCTAATAATTGACCAAAACACCATCCTGCAAATTTATCTTGGAATTTGTTTTTTACAGTTACTTTAAATGTTGTTGTTGCCACTCCTACTTGGAATGGTAGAGCATTTAACTCTAAAACATCTCCAATTTCATAACCAATACCACGATCTACCATATCGAATGATACTATACTACCACCAGTTCCTACTACAACATCTATTTTCGCACCAGATCCTTGATTTGATCCAGTTAAATTATCTAATGACATATTTTTGTATGGACTTGGTAGTGGTGCAGTTACAAAATTTAAACCTGTACTTATACCTGTATTTGTGTAACCAGTTCCTGGATTTGTAATGGTTACTGCAGTGACTACTCCTGCTGTTACTGAAGCAGTTATAATTGCATCTACGCCTCCACCAACTCCAACATCGAGAGTTATGGTATTTGTAGTAAATGCCATAATTTCCAATGTTTGACCAGCAGCTGGATCTGTTGCTCTTGGATATGGGTGATCAGATGCAAAATTATCTCTAGAACATCTGAATATTAATGAGTTATTATCAAGAGTAACTGTATTAGCGGTTGTTAATCCATGATTTGCAAGTGTCAACGTCAATAGACCAGTTTCAGAAATGTAAGTTGCACCTGTTGGAGTTAATTGAGATCCACCTGTCACATTTACAGAATTCGGATTAGATGACATAAACACATGTGTAAAATGCCTGTCAGTTGCTGCAATAGAAACTAATGGAGGTGATAAGTATCCTGAACCCCCAGTTAGAATGCCAACTGATTGAATTGTTCCAGCTGTCGATACTAATGTACTGAATAATGCTTTTCTAGGAACTTGATAACCACTTCCAATTCCAACATCAAATTCATTAATAATTCCACCTCTAGGCAAATCATTATTTGATGTAGTTCCTGTAAAATCAATAGTTTGACCAGTTCCAACAATTTCATAATCTGATTTAGTAATATTACCTAAAGGATAAAAAGGTCTCTGAAATATATTATTAATCAATACCACGCCAAAACTAGTATTAATACCAGTTAATTGGGTATTATTGGTAGTTAAGTTAAATTTATCTGTAGATCCATCAAATCTATCTGATATATCGTCTATAATTTTGTTGGTAGTATAAGATTTTCTATAATATGCTCTACCATTAAAAATAGAAGATGTTTTTATTCCTACATTTCCTGTTAAACCAAAAGGTGCATCAGAAAAATACAATTTACCTTCTTTAATTCTGTAGTCACCTTTAGCAATTGTTACTGCTGCTCCTACCGTGTGTGCTGCAGCAACTGTTCCCATCTGACCTCTAATTACATTTAAAGTCGTTGTACCAATACCAACAATGTCAACTTTAATAATTTCATCTTCTATTTTAATTAATGATTTTCCTGAAATTTCTTTAGTATCATTCAAAAATATAATATTGGTAGATATTCCAACTTCACTAGATAACCCTACGGAAATTGCAGTATTTACACCTACAGGACTTTGAATTATATTATCAATACTAATTAATGTTCTAATAGATGCATTATCTGGAGGCACTGAGAGAGTATTAGTAGTACCTATACCCACTGCATTAGTAAATGATACTGCCATTCCAGCATTTGCGTAGGAAGCCGATACTGCTATTCCTATAGTGTCTGCATCTTTTAAAATTGCAAAAACAGTTGAAGGTAATAAATTAGTAACACCAATACCTGGTACATCTGTGTTTGCAATTCCTATTGCTGATTCTCCTGAATGTGGTTTATAAATTAATTCCTCACCAGTATTAAAATTATGTCTGGTTATGGTAATGTCATGATTTGAAGTAGAAACTCCTGTAGAAGGATTGAATTCTCTATGAAATAATGAATTACCATCTGTAGAAACATCAAAACTACTTTTTCCTATAATACCTCCACCAGTTGAAGTTACTATTCCAGTAAACTGTGAACTTATATCATCTATTAAAAATACTTTATTTGTGACCGATTCATTATAGTCTGTTATAATTTTAGATTTGAATACTACTAATTTTGAGAAATCTGGATCTTCAGTATCTTCACTAACAAGATCGTAGTAATATCTTTCATGAACAGATGCCTCTTGATCAATATCAACTTCTAAGTTAAGTTCACCATCAGATTTTAAAGTTTGTGTTGATGATGAACTTATTCCCAAATTACAGAAGTTTTTAAATCCAGCAACATGATCCAAACTATTAACTGCATCTTTCCAAGTTTCAAATGGAACATCACCTTTAACGGAATATGAAAATCTTTGATAATAATCATTATCATGTATTCTCTGAATGTCTAAATTTAATTTTCCAGAATCAGTTTTCCAATTATTCAGAATATTTGCTGTAGCATCTACATTTAAATCAAAATCAAACTTAAACTGATTAGTTACAGTTGCCTTATTATTACTAACTGTAGCTACAATTGAATCTTCTTTAGAAAAATCTCCAGTAACGCTATACACTTTCAGAGTTTGTGCTAATGAATCCCAACCGTTTTCCGCAACAATTCCCGAAATATTTTTATCAGGAACTTTTACAATTTCATTTTCAAGGAATGTAGTTTTTTCAAATTCAGGTGTAAATTGTGCTAAATCTGATTTTTTTATAACTCTACCAAAATTATTTTCTTGCTTATATGTTCCCCCAGTTGTACCAAGTCCAACTAAAGAATAGGTGATAGATTCACCGCCACCAGCTTCACTTGTAACTCCAACTGTGAAATAATTATAATCATATGCACTAGAATTATAACCGTCATTACCATCTATTGTTTTAATGTTTTCAACAAATATTTCATCTCCTGTTTGGAATGGGAAACTTCCTCCCTGATTAAAAAATCCACTACCAGAACCACTTTCTGGTTGTGGTGCCCTTAAACTCAAAGTTACAGTTTTATCACTATTAGTTACTGCTTGAGTTACTACAACTCCATTTGAATTGTTAATAGGAATAACTCTAAGATCTTCAGATAATCCACTATCGTTAGTTAAAATTTTAATATTATTAACCGAACTACCACTAATAGTTGTTTGAGCAACTAGATTAGGTTTACCAATTGCAATAACTTGTGGTGGACTTGTATAATTAACTCCTCCTGTAACAATACCTATATTTTTAAGAGTAAATACATTCTTTAATTCTAGAATAACATTACTATCTGCTTTTGGTTTTAAAGTATGATCTGGTGAGAATTCTAATCCTTGATCAAAAACCTGAGTATCATTTACACTTCCAACATTATTTGCTTCTACAGTTAATACTGCATTTTTTCCATTAGTCGTTCCAATTGATGTAATTATTGGTAATTTTTCAACATTAAATCCTTTGTTTAAAACATTTATTGAATGCATACCACCAGTTTCACCTAAAGATTTTGTAGAGTAAAATGCTGATGATAATCCTGTGGAAGTATATGAAGATGCTTCCGCAATTCCAGTAGGATTAAATTTGAATGTACTAGACCCAATTCCTACAACTTTAAATGATTTATTGAATTCAGAATCAACTACTACTAATTTTGAATAATCTGAAACTCTTTCATCCACAGAAAATGATAAAGTTTTAATTGTATTAGTATTTTTACCTTCAACTTTATAATAAAATTCAGATGCTAATGAACTTGCAACAGATACAGTTGTTTTAGTATCTGTTTTAGTAATTAAATCACTACTGTATTTTGATTTAAAGTTTATATCTTCATAAAATTCTATATCAAAATCATCTAAACTTGAATCTGAAGTTAAAAATTCAATTGTATTATTTTTATATAAAGATAATTTTGGATTTATTTTTGATATTTCATGATTTGTTCCACCACTCGTTCCAATTCCGATATAATTATATGGAAATACCGATAGATCATAAGAATTTTCTGCTAATCTTATAGTATTTCTTGAATCTTTAACAACATAATAAACTCCATTATCAACTAAAGGTGAAGCTGGAGTTGTTGAATTGTAAACAATTAAGTCTCCTGTCTCAAAATTATGATCACTAATTGTTATTGTTGATACTGTAGTTCCTACTCCAATATTAGTAGATCCAAATGAAACAGGATTAATAACTAATTTTCTAATATTTTCATTATATCTTAAATCAAAAGTTTGAGTTTTATTGGATGTCACATGTAATTCAAACTCATCATTTAAAGATAAACCATGCTGTTGACCTATAGTTGTTGCAGCTGCAACGGTTACTGTTCCATTTACTCTTCTTAAAGAACCAGAGATATTATTAATAATTGCTTCAATTTTATTATCATCACCTGCTGTAGTTGTAACTGATCTAAAAAATAAATGACTTGTTGTAAATCCTGGAGTGTTTACACTAGATAATCCAATAAACTCATTATTTAATTTAACACAATAGAACTTATCAACAGTTACTAAATCAAATTGACTTGATAAATCTGCATTATTAGAACCTATGATTGTACATCCAACTGAAACTAATTTAACTTCGTCTCCGTTTCTAAAAGGATGATTTGGTAGGTAAATTCCTTTTGGTGGGATTGATTTATTAATAGATGTGCTTCCTGCGAATCCTACAACTACATTAGTAGTAGTGCTTCCAATACCAATTGCAGATGCTGCTTCAAAATATTTTACTTTAGGTAATTCTAAATTTTTATTTTCTACTCTTTTAGGAACTGAATATGTAAATTCTGTTTCCAATTTAGTAACTAATGTTCCTGCACTATGTGATGAGTCTGTGGTAGAGTTATACTCCCTTCTAAGTCTATATTTGTTATTAACATCATCGTGATTTATTACTAAAAATTGTTCAGAATCAATTTGAACAACATCATTTACTTCAAATTTTCGATTAACAGTAGGATCAGAGAACGTAATAAATGTTGTAATTCCAGTGGTATTTGTATCTGCCATCGCTTCTGATAAACCAGAAGTCGTTGTTGTTAATCCAATAGTTCTGATTCCTTCTATATTTTTATAGTTAGTTGAAGATATACCAGATATTTCTACAATATCTCCATTAGAAAGTCCATGAGGAATTGTAGATACACCAGTTACCTTGCCATTTAATATAGAAAATTTTAAATTATCTACTATTGTATTTGTTGTTCCTATTGATACTATATGTTTACCTACAATTTGATCAACACTAGCAGATATGGTTAAATCATTAAAGTTTATTTTATCATTTACTTTATATCCTGTTCCAGGTTCATTAACACTAACAGAATCTATTGTAGATGAATTAATCCCATCAACTTTAATTAAAGATTTAGAATTTAAAGAATCCTCAAGTAAAGGATAATTTCTAAATTCATCATTTAATCCTAGATGAGTTACATTTCTTTTATAATCTCCAGTATTTAAAATTGAATCTGTTTGAATTTTTGATATATCATAATTAAAAGTATCTGTTGCATTACGATGAAAAAATGTGATATATGGGAATGAGGGATTTTTGGTGGTATTATCTATGGTTGAAAAATAAGCATAAGTTCCATTTGGAAAATCAATATTCTGTATAAATTTTCCATTATGCTCATCTAAATCACCACTTTCTCTATAAACATAATCTTGCACAAAATACCCATTTTGGTAAAGTGGTCTTAGACTAGTATCTGGAATAACATCAAGTTCATAACTAGATTGCATAAACGTAGTGATTCCAGAACTGTTTTCACCGACTGGGCCATAAATTGGGTTTCCATCATATGCCCATCCAACTATTTTTGAATGATTATCAGATGATTCTATAAAACTTGAGTCAATATTATCTCTAAGTAAACGACGATATCTTTTAACTGGGTAGAAAGAACATATTTTATTATTGTTAGTTAGAGATATTGATCTTATTTGAACAAGTTCAGAATTATTATCAGTTAATACATGATTATACCTTTCTACTGAATTTACTTTCCAATCATGTATATCTGCTCCAATAATTGCTTCGGAACCAGTTGGGTTTATGTTTATAGTTGTATTGTTAGTATCATATCCTGTTCCACCAGAAATTACATTAACACTTACTATTTTACCATCAGAAACCACAGATTCTAATTTAGCAAATCGACCATTTGTTCCAGATGTTCCACCAACTCCCACTACTTCAAGTTCAGGAGGAGTTGTATATTCAGATCCAGAATTTATTATACTTACATCAGTTATTTTTCCTTCAGATATAATCGGTAATATAAGACCATCTTTACCTGTTAGTAACTTTGTGGTAGGTTTACGAAGATAATTGACAATATTTGTTACTCCATAACCAACTCCACCATTTCGGATGAAAATATTTTTTAATCCACCTTTAACTATTACTTTTGCAGAAGGTTTGTAATAATCTGGAATTACTGTAGTTGTTCCAACTGAAACTTTACCACTAATCTTAACTTCTATATCTGGGTACTTAAATGTATGAGTTCCAACCCCAATACTACCTAAATTTACGTATATTTTTCTATCATAATTTGTATTTGATATCGTTGTTACTGTTCCTGCGTTACTTAACTTAAATTTATCACTATCGATGACTGTAACCTTATATGCTGTGCTCTGATCTAGTCCACTAATTACATTATCACTAGTAGAATATTCTATAACATCTCCGTTATTAAAATTGTGATTTTTAGCGTAAATGTAATTATTAAATGTGTTTATGCCAACAAACGTTTTGAATAAGTCTTTTTTATTATTTGGAGGGTATTGTTGAGATGATACCAATACTCTGGAATTTGAATATGATGAACCAGATTCATTAACTATTATTTTATCAACTATTTGCCTTACTTTATTAGATCTAAATGTATGAGTTCTAGTTCCATCATCAATAAGTTCTAATAAATTAGTTTTGGTAAGTGCTCTATTTTTGGTAATCGCCAATTTAAAAGAATTATTATCAACTTTAGAAATAAAGTAGTTACTTCCAGAAGATAATTTATCAGTAGAGAATCCAACATTAACTCCAGTATTAATTCCTATAGGATCCCCTGTAGCAGTATATGCTACCTCTTCTCCATCCAAAAATTTATGTTCACCGACAATTGTATCATTTGTTAAATTTAAATCAAATTCGGTAAATGTTTTACTATGGATAAACCCTCTCATTTTTGCTTCACATATAGCACCAGTTCCGTTACCACCTACTATACTTACAGAAGGCACTTCAGAATAGTCAAATCCACCATCATTCACTAACACTTCTACCAAACTACCTGAAAAGTTTGCATATGCCTCACAACCACTTCCAGAATCATCTGTAATTGATATTGTGGGAGGATTTACTACATCAAAATCTTTTCCAGAATTTAAAACTTCAAGATCATCAATTTGTCCATAAAAAACAGAATCCTCTGAAATTGGTGAATGATATTCAATACCATTTAATGATACACCAATTGGCCCACTAATATTTAAGTTATTTTTAGATATTTGTGGATTTTTGTAAATTCTTTTAAAATTATTTTGATTTATTAGTTTTTGACCGTCATACAAATTTGCGGGTGTTATGGTATGGGTACCAGTTCCTACACCATTATATTTAATTTCTTCAAAAAAGTTTCTATATAGATTTGAAGGATTTAATGTTAATTTAAAAGTATTATTATCAATAACGTTTATATAAAAATATCCACTAGTACTACCAGTTATTCCAGAATCGGATGAAATTGACACATAAACTCTTTCACCATTTATAAATCCATGATCACTTATGCTAATCGTGCTTGCGTTTGTGCTAATTCCAGAAGAAGGAACTGTTTTTGATCTATTTGTAGTCTGAGTATCAAATGATGGATATCCAGAAAAAGCAACATAAGTATTTTTATCAGTATCGGAAAATGAATTTTGTATATTTGAAAGAAGAGATGTAATACCAAAATTTGATGAAGCGTAATTTAATTTTTTTCTAATTATATAATCTCCAAATATGATAGAACCTAATGAGACTCCTCCTGTAATTAAAAAACGAGTTGGAGTATAAACATCATCAACAATAGCATCTCTTATAATCAGACCATTAGTATCTTTGTATATGATATCAACTCTATCTCCAGTTTTTAAAAAATGTTCTGTTAAAGTTTCAAAAGTGGATTGTCCTGCTTGATGTTGCTGAACATTAACATATGAAAGATTATTATAGAACCAAGTATTAAACTTTTTATCAGAAACATCATATTTTTCACCAAGATACTTGACTCTAATAGAGTCTCCTATATCAAAATACTTAGTCGTATCAATATTATCAGATGCACTAGAAATAGATCCAGTTATTCTCATAATGCAAACTTTAGTTAAATCATTATCTTCATAACCATACACAAACTTGTTATCAATAATCGGTTTTGACTCTGTTAACAATTCAGAAACACCAGTGCATCCAAAAAATTGATTACTTGATTTAGAAGTGTATTCTGCTAAAACATAATTATTATCTACGTTAAGATAATAGAAATTACCTGCTGTTCCAAATCCAATTGTAGAGTCAACTGATAAAACTTCTGTTGTAGATGCAGTTCCAACTACTTTTGTTTTTGTTGAAACTTTAAATGTATCATTTATTGTACCTTTTGAAAAAGATATTTGGTAATATTTTTTATTTCCTAAGTATTTTGTTGTAACATTTGATACTGCACCACTTGCAGTTGGGTTAGTTAATGAATCTTGATATATTTTAATACCAACTAAATTTAAAGGATTTCCTGAAATAACTTCAACTACAATATCATCAGTTACATCCCACTCTGCTTCTGATGGCATAATTACTTGATCAAAAGGTTTAATAATTTCAACTTGCTCTCCATATAACACTTGAAAAAGTATTTGTAATGAAGTATCTGTTCCTTTTGAATTGTAAAAGTCTCTTGCCCTCGATAATATATTTTCTACATTCAAACCATAACCCAAACTTCTTCCTTCTATACCAGGTAAGAAATTATGTCTAAATTTTTTATAAAATTCAGTTATAAAGAGAAAACTTAAGTTTAATACTGATGAACTTATAGCATGTGGTGCAGCATTTGTATCACTAAATGTTAAGAACTCAGGATTATTAGTAGTTTCAATTGTGGATATGCCACTAAATCCACGAATACATCCAGTGAATGAAGTTTCAGTCTTTCCAGTGTATGTAATGATCTCATTATCAATTTTTAATAATCCATACTTGTCTGGAAATCCAGTTGTCTGATTTACACTAATTACATCATCATATGCATATACTAAAGATGATAAAATAATTGGTGATACTGGAGATGCACTATTTGGTGCATTAACTGTTTGTTTTTCAACTAAAGAAATATCAGAAACAGTAGATATTTTTTTAAAAGATGGAATATGGTCAGATAAGTATGTTGCTCCATACTCGTGTTCTTCAGACTCATAATATTGAGTCAAAAAATCTTTAAAAAGTGGATTATCTGCTTGTATGAAATCTGGTATTTGACTACCAAGAATATTTGAAATTTTTACTTTTTTATCAGACATCTGTTATCTTGTATATTTTTTGTTACTAATAAAACTAGATGGTGGTGTGTAATTTGTTCCCGACACGTTTGACCCAGAAACAAGAACGTCCTCCAATAGGTTTAATTTACTATTTCCTGTAGTATCTAGCACAATATAAAGGTTCTCTTTTGCAACGATATCATTAGATTCTGGAGTAACTTCAATTTCAATTTTATTTAATAGTGTTGATGATACAATAGTAACTGGAAATAACATTACTTCACCTTTTATATAATCTACGGTACCTGCATTATTATTAATATATTTAATTACGTTATTATCAATAGTAAAGAACTTAATTACCCCTGTAAGTTGGTCGTTATTTGGAAAATCTGCCAAATATATATTTCCATCAACTCCATCAAGTTTAAATGCAGAGGAACGAACATTAAATCCTTCCAAATCAGCATGAAACTTGTTTCCATAACAAATTTCATAAGTTGCAATTGTATTATAAGAGGGAATTAAATCTCTTCTCATCACAAGATTTGTGATATTTGAAGTTATTCCAGTATCAACCTTATCAATTTGAGAAAGTAACTTACTATACTTCAATCTTCCACCAAAAGAGTTAATATCAGCTGATCTTGAGTAAGTTTCAACTGCAGATAGTATTCTTGACTGTAAATTCAACTTATCAGAAACAAATCCCGAATCATATGACACAGTTGAATCAAATTCAACATACAAATACATCAAATCTAAAAATTCTTGCTTAATTCCAGCTACTGTATACTTCTTTAAGTCATTTTTAATTGAATCTTTTGCTACTGCAGAGAGAAATTCACCATTTTTTGGTTTAACAGTGATGTATACCTTTCCAAATTGAGGTGGATCAAGTTCCTCTCCACCATAAGCACTTACGGAATCAATATTTGGGTATAAAAAAGGTATTAAACTTTTATAATCATTAGGTGTAACTGCCCTATATTGTGATGCATAGACCCTTGGAGCAAGATATTTAATATTGTCTATAGATTCTATCGAATCTCCATTTTCAGACGACTGAGTGGTTGTTAAGAGTGAGATACCACTAGTAATATCAACATCTACACCACCAGAAAGATATGTTAGTCTTCCTGCAAAGTTAAAATTAGCCGCATCATTACCATCTTCTCCATTTGTAACGATATAGGTGACTGTAATGTTTGAATTATTTGCTGGTTTTCTACCTAAGACATTATCACCAAACATAATTTGATATTTTTCATCATCTATCTCTTGAACTAAGAATAATCTAGATGTATTATTAACTTCAAATATATTATTGTAAAGATTGTATTGAAACTCACTAGAGGATCCATCTGAATTTTCTTCAACAACATCTACACGAATTGTAGAGGTATCGATATTTGGGTTTGGTAGAATATATCTTTCATTTGTTTGTGAACTATCTACTCGAAAAGTTTTAGTTAGATAATTTCCTTCATAAATTGAAACATCATTAAAACTTGCAATCCCATTACTGGTTGGAGTAACTGTAATATCTTCTGGTATTGAAAATGTATAACTTCCACCCTGAACATTACCTAATGCAACTAAACCTGCATTTAGTTTTACTTGTTTAGCATTAATTGATGATACATCAACATTAAAATTAACTGTTGCAACTGCTGATTTCTTTGATCTTGGTACATAACCGATGTTTCTTGCTAATGATACAACATTTTCACGTAGAGTTGCACTATCAATGAATGATTCATTGACGGCCATGTTCGTATTGTAGGCAGTTATATAAGAGTTATAAGCAAGGGTGTCAATTAAAATCGAAAAGTTAGACCCTTCAAAGTCAAAATCAGAAAAATTTGAGTTTGATCTCAAATAATCTTTAATCTGAGCTCGTATCGTATTAAAATCTAGGTTGGTAAACTGTGTAAATGACATTATATTCTAGTCGGTTGTAGTAAAAATTCTATATTTTGTGACGGAAATGGTAATCCTGTAATATCATACTCAATTCTTATCTGTAATTCGTATGAATCAACTAAAGATTCAGCAATAACACTTGTTAGTCTTATTCTTGGTTCGTAGTTTTTGAGTAAAACAGTGATCTCCCTCTCTAGAAATGATGAAATGTCATCCAAATTCGTTTCAAACAACGAATCTTCGATTGATGTACCTAATAAGTCGTTAAAAAATCTCTCATTTATGCGTGTTCGGCATAAATTAATAACTGATTTCTTGATTGCATCTTCATTTTTCAGCACAGTCACGTCATTTGTGACAGGATGCTTCGTAAATGACAAACTAATGTCCTTAAATGCACGAGAAATTTTAACTACCATTCAATTTGATATATTTTTCCTAATATATCTATAAGGGTTTTTTAATATTACGTTTATTTATTAGTCTTCTTTCAAAAATTCTGGTTTTTTCTCCTCTTCTTCCTTAAAATACTCATCACCATCGTACTCACTGATCAATTTTCGACCAGATTTGACGAATTCTTCTGATTTGTCTACTTTGATAACCATTTTTCTCTCCATGTTGGTTTTATTTATCCTAATTCTGGGTGGTCAACATAGTTAATGTTTCCATCAGAGTCAAAAGGTGAGTCATTTTTGCGTTCTTTTGCTGTTTTCCAGAAATAATTCTCTTCTGAACCTAATCCATCACGATCATGACCGTTTTCCACCTGATAATACACGGTTGATACTTTAAAATCAGGATTCTTTGGTGTCTCAGGAGTAAGACTATTATCGTATATCCTCATTCTATTATTTGGATACAAACAAAACTGCCCATTATCCAATTCTAGGAGATTATGAGACTTATGTTCAGCAGGTTGTTCACTTGTTGAGTAATCAATTGCATCTACATCTTGATGATAGTTATCTAATGTACAAATATATGTACCAGTCTGTTTACCATAGTCTCTTGTAAGCACCTCATAGTGCATTGAACCAACAAACTGCTTCTGTACCGCAACAACCCCATAGTCCATACAATTCCAGAACTGGAGATTATGTAAGGTCATATCAGGTTTGGGTGTCTCAGGGTCGCTTGTGAAGGCAGAGATCG